TCGAGGAACGTCTTGCGCTCGTCGTCCCATTCGCGGCGGTAGCTCTTGAGGCCTTCGATGCCCAGTTGCACCCTCTGGCCGCGTTCATCGTCGGCCTTGTGGAAATATGCTACCTTGATCGCCTCCCGCCCTGCATGGATGCCGTCCGCGACTGCTATGCGCTTTACCAGCCGCGGCTTGCGCTTCATCGCCTTGAGCATGTCCCAGCGGGTATGGCTGGCGCCCCACACAGGGTCAAGCACGTCGTCAGGCACATAATCATCACCGTGATAGCCCTGATCATCCAGCCAGCGACACCACTCCTCCAGATCGTCGGTATCCGGCCGGTAGAAGTCCACCACATGCACCATGCCGTTGATGACCTGGATGCACCACAGCGGATTGTTGATGGCCTTGCCCAAGTCCCACACGGTGTGCACGGGGTGGCTGGGGTCGATCGCGAGAGGCCGCATTCTGCCGGCTTGTTCAGCATCCCACATTTCGCCGCCCCAATACGCGCCCATGATGGCGGCATTGAAGTTGCACATGTACTCCTGCTCGAACTGAGCGCGGCCCATGTCCTTGCCGTAGAGGCTGATGTATTCCTCAAGCGACAGGTCTAGCTGCTCCTTGGTGAGCGCTCCTGTGTTCAGGACCGATGACACCTCGGAAAACCACGTCTCCGGGTGATTGCGCGCGTGGTCCAGCATGCTCTTGGCATGATTATTCCCTCTAGGCGTGGTGATGAACATAGCCCAGCCGTCATTCTCCTCCAGCATTGGACGGTGGTAGGCCCAGGCACTCGGATTGGCCAAAGCCCACTCGGAATAGGTAATGCCCATGACGCCGGCTCCAACAGTGGCGTCGTAGCGATCCGAGCCGATCATTTGCCATGTCGAGCCGTTCTTAAAACGGATGAACATTTCCTGATCGTTGGTCGATTCGCGGATCTCTGGCGGGAACGCCTCATCAATGCGGCGTTTGCCTGTGTGAGCATTGACGCTGGTCCACAGCGCTTTGCGGGCTTGAGCGTACTCCGGTAGGCAGTGCCAGACGTTGCCGACGCGCTTGTGCAGCAGCTCGCATGTTACAGCCAATGCTATCTCGTCCTTGCCCCACCGGCGATGTGCTATCTCAATAGCGCGCTTGCCACCATTGACCATGAAGGAATGTAGCGGCTGCTGATAGGCACGAATGCGGCGCTCGATTACCGACAAGTCCCGCGCTTCCTGCGATTGTTGGCCTGCTCCTTCTTCGTGGCCCACTTACAGTTGCCGGGCTCGTAATTGCCGTTGACATCCATCCTGTCCAGCGACCAGCCTTCTGGCCTTTCGCCCATATCAGCATAGAAATTCTCAAAGGTGAGCCAGCGCTCGCAGACCTTGATGCCCCTTCCGCCGTAATACTCGTATTTGTCGCGCTTGGGGTTCGTGCAGCGCTGCAGCATCATGTTCCATGAAACCCACGCCCTGGTGTGGAACAGGCCATGACGGATGTTGCCGGTTGCGAACGCCTCTGGATATTTGGCCATGTTGGCAAGTGCATGCTCAGTCTTGTTCACTTCTTGCCCTCATAGATGGTCACGAACTGCACAGGCCCGCCATCCGCTCCGGTAAGCGTGTGATCGTGCTTATCCCGCCACTTGTCAGGCTGGCGGTTCTTCAGCCAGTTCATCGCTGCAGCCGGATCTGGCGGCACATGTTCCAAGATGCCGGTTCGAATGATCGCTCCTTGAGACTGGAATACCTTTTCGCTTTCGAATGTGTAGCCTACCGCCCGATTGTACAGCGATCTCTCCACGCGGGCGTCTGCACTTTCCTTTCCGGCTATGACTGCCTGACAAAATTCTTCATGCTCATTCTTCCAGCGATAGATCGTGCGTGTGTCAACTTGGAAGAAATCGGCCAGTTCATAGTCGGTGGCACCAAGCGCGCAAAGCTTCGCAGCCTGTTCAACGAACGCCGGATCGTAATCTGTTGGCCTACCCGCTGTCATGATGCTGCCTGATACGCTCTCATCTTGTGGTGCTCACAATATGTACCTTCCGTTGGCATTGCGCAAAACAAATGCAGTTCTCCGCGCTCTGCCTCGTTGACTGGCCATTTGCATTCCCTAGCGTTGAGCATGGTTAGAGGCTTGCCGCATAGCCTGTGCTCGGAGGCTGTTGTCTTCGGAACCGGCAGCGGCTTGGGCTCGACCTTCTCCGCGAACAGGAATGTGACGGCATTGCGCTTCTTCTCGCGGGCTTTGGAGGTGTTCCCTGCAATGCCGCGGGAAACCAATGGCCTATCGGTCAAGCTATTCGGGAAGCGATGATACATCCCGATGATGGCGTTTCTGGTCGCGCCTTCCATGTGGGCCGCGATCTGGGCTGTAGAGCATCCTGGAACCCAGACGTCTCGGATTGCGTCTATCCTGCCTTTGGTGGTGAGTTGGCGCCAGTGGATCATGCTGCAGCCTCGACATATGGGCTCTGGACTGCGCGTCTGCGGCTGCGCTCCTGGCTGATCCATCGAAGCGCCGTCGCCTCGCTGATGTGGTAGAGCTTGGCGATCTGCAGCGTGTCGTATCCTGACATGAACTTGTCGTAGGCATTGAGCTTGCGCGGATGCGTGCCAGACTCGCGGATTGTGTTCTTTCTTTCGACGGCCATAAGCATTTCAGTTCTCCTTAAGCTTGTTGCTGCTGCTGTCTGCGGCGCATGAACGGCGGAGGATTCGCTTCCATCGCTGCTCGCGCCCTGTTGCCGGCTATGCGCCATTCGTTCTCCGTCCTGGCTTCATCGAACAGAAGCTCCTCTGGGACAGGGACACCCCAATTATTCGCCAGCACAACCATGGCACCGAATCCTGCCTTGTTGGCGGCGTCGAGCTTGTCCATCAGCCCGCACTCGAAGGCATGACGCCACATTGGCATCTTGAAGCGCATGCGCTCACGCTCACCGGGGACCGGATCAACGGCGATGCGCAGTCGTTGCGGCTCTGGCGCCAGACGAGCGGAGCGGCCAGGAACCACGACAGTCCGGACAATCTGGGCCAACTCTGGCGGGTGAGGGCAGAATTTCGGGTTGACGCCCTCGCATTCGCCGCGGAGAAACTTTGTGACGCCGGCAGCGATAGCGTCGATCGTGAAGCCGTTCAGGGCCTGCATGTAGCCATACATCGCCTTGTCAGGATCGACTCCTGGATGGAAACGCATAGAGCTGGTTAGAACGTCCAGAGCTTCCGAGATCTGAGCGCTCGAAGCCGGCATCGATGGTTGGTCCGCTATGCTCTGGTGGTTCATCGGTCTTGCCCTTGATCATGTCGAGAATGCTTGGGACTTCGAGACGGCCGGCTTTGATGTCATCGAGTACATCGCTCACCGTTCGCCGGGGCGGCGCGGTTGAGTGCTGATGCTGTGGAACATGTGGCGTCGGCTCATCATTCCAACCATCACGATTGAGCCAGCCTTGGGCTTGTTTAGTGTATTGCTTATCTTGACCGAACCGCTCTGCGGCATAGCGAGTGACGCCAGCCATGATCGTCTCAATTCCGGCGCGCTTCCGAGCTGCGAGGAATGCCTTGAGCGCTTCCGGCTTTCCACGCTTCAGAGGGTATGCTGGCCAGAATATTTCGTCGAATTCCCGCTCGCACTCGCGTCTGAAAGATGCGTCAGCATCTTTCTTTCTGGTATCTGGTATCTGGTTAGCATTGCGTCCGCTTTGCGAATGCATTGCGTTCGCATCCTTGCGCCCTTGATTTTGCTTCTGTTTTTCCCACCGAGTTTCTGCTGATTTTTGAGCAGATGTAGATTTGTCGCGCCTGATTTCCGTCTCTACTCCAACGCGATCATTCCAGAGCCCGCCATTTATGATGCTTATCTTCCCCTCATTACACAGCACTGTTAGTGTGCTTTTGAGGGCGGCCGTCGTCGTCCCGCAAAGGCGGGCCAGCCTCGATGTATCATCCGGAATTGGCTCGCCACGCTCATACATCATGGCGATAAGAGTGATGTAGATACCTGTTTCTGCGGCTGTCATGCCGCGCGTTCCGGCAAGCCAGTCAGACGGGAAAAATCTGATCCACGGCCCTTCGCTCATTGGTATGGAAACTCGTTGCGCTCAGACAGGTATGCGAAGCCTGGCACGCCAAGGTGATCATATGCCGACCATCTATCCAGAAGCTCGTCAGCGCCTAAAAAACGGTCAGCAAACGTCCTCAGGTTTTCGATCATGACGCCGACTGCGTGATGCGGGTCCATATCGAACCACTCACCACGCTCACGCCAAGTATGGCAGGCGTCGTGAAAACCCTTCTCGACCATCCGGGCATGGCTCCGGCGCCAGAACCAGTACATTCCCACAAGGACAATGCGCCCTGGCTCGTCAGGCTGGATCTGTTTCAAACGGATACGAGGGTTCTTTGAAATACCAACCTTTGTCGGGCCACAAAGCACCATGTCAGGGCTTAAATTTCCCATGATATAAACGGCGTGGTCATCAGGGTCGCGCAACCACTCGGCCGGCTTTTTCGGATTGGGCGGGCCGCCAAAAATGTTGCTCATGCAGCCTCCAGTTCAATACGAACGGCG